TTTTAGTTCGAAATTAATTGACTTTTTAACCAAAAGGTTATATTATTAATGCATGAATATTGTCTTTGATGCATTACAAATTTACTTGCCTGCAAAACGGAAACAAACGCCAAGTGGTTGGTTGGCTTTTAATGCTCCATGTTGTGAGCATAATGGTACAACTCCTGACACAAGACAAAGAGGTGGATTGATTGCAAATGCAGAAGAAGGTGTAAGTTATCATTGTTTCAACTGTGGATTCAAAACAAGTTGGCGTATAGGCAGAAACATTTCTTACAAAATGAAAAAGTTTATGCGATGGCTAAATGTTCCAGATGATGTAATTACAAAATTGGCACTTCAGGCACTGCAAACAAAAACTGATACAGTTGGATACAAATCAATTATAAGTTTACCTAAGTTTGAAACAAAAGAACTTCCAGCAAAGTCTAAGCCTATACATGAATGGGCAACATACAAAGAATTAGAACCGAGTGGTATGGATCCTAACTTGTTTAAGGTGCTGGAATATATCATGGAAAGAAAAATGACTCTAAATGATTATGAATTTTATTGGAGTCCAGAAGTAGGCTTTAAAGATAGATTAATTATTCCTTTCTATTATAGAGAAAAAATTGTAGGATACACAGCAAGAAAAACAGTTGAAAGCAAAGTTAAGTATCTGTCCGAACAACAACCAGGGTATGTGTTTAACATTGATGAACAAAATGATGATAGAAAATATGTGGTTGCTGTTGAAGGGCCAATTGATGCTATTGCTATTGATGGTGTTGCACTGCTAGGCAGTGAAGTGAAAGAACAACAAACAGCATTGTTGAACAGTTTAGGCAAACACGTAATAGTTGTTCCTGACAGAGATGAAGCAGGTCAAAAATTAGTACATGACAGTATTGAGGCAGGTTGGAGTGTAAGTATGCCTGAGTGGAGCCAAGATGTAAAAGATGTTAATGATGCCGTGCGTAAATATGGTAGACTATACACTTTATACACAATAGTGAAGAATGCTGAAGAGTCACAACTTAAAATTAAACTGAGGATGAAAAAATGGTTCGCGTAAAAGAATTATTAAAAAAGGTTTACTATTTTGTAACCTCTCCTATTAGAAAACTTGTAAATTATATCAAATACAAGAAAAAAATAAGAGAATTACAAAAGAGAGACCCGTTTATATACAAATAGGAGAAACATGATAGTTTGGGGAGTAACAGGAAATAATCACGATGCCAGTCTTGCCGTGATGGAATGGAGAGTAGCAGGACTAACAGATCACTATCATTTAAAATTAAAATGGGCAGGAATGTCTAAGGACTTCAGCGGTATACCTGGAGATCCTACACTTTGTCCTAAACTGATGGCAGAAGTAAGAGCAAATCCTAAATGGGCCTTCCCTGCTAAGATATATTTTTATGAAAAACCTTTCAAAAAAACTATGCGTCAACTGATAGCGGGTCAAGGTTGGAATTGGAAAGAAAACAATATTAAAAAGTTTTTAGGTAAAGCAGGCATTCATCATGTGCCAATAGAATATGTTGATCATCATGAGAGTCATGCCGCATATGGATATTACACTTCCCCATATAAAGATGCCGCAGTTGTAGTTTTAGATAGTATAGGAGAGTTTGAAACGTTTACAATATGGCATGGACATGGTAACAAACTAGAAAAGAAATACACACAAAATTACCCACATAGCATTGGTTTATTTTATTCAGCAATGACTCAGAGAGTTGGTCTCAAAGCAAATGCAGAAGAGCATAAATTTGAACAACTTGCTAAAAAAGGTTATTGGAGAAAATATTACAGAATGTTTATGGAAGAATTAGTTGAAACAAGAATGCCTTTTAAAACAAGAATAAATTTTCACAGAGGTTGCAATTGGTGGAGACCAGAATTAAACACAGAACAAGATTTGGCAGACATTGCCGCAACTACTCAACACATTTTTGAACAAGTGTTAATGTGTGCAAGTTCATGGATACAAATGAACATTAAAACATCAAACATAATTTTGGTAGGTGGTTGTGCATTGAATAAGACAGCAGTAGGCAAATTAGAATCTGTTTGGGATGACATATGGGTTCCAAAAAATCCTGGAGATCCTGGCAGTTGCATAGGCGCTGTACTTGCCAAATATCATAAGCACATTGACAATTCAAACGAAATGTGGTATAATAAGGAACATGGCAAAACAGAATAAAGATTATGGATATGACATACAAAAGTTGTATCTAGAAATGATGTTGCAAAACGCAGAAACATTCGTGCGTTGCCAATCTATATTTGATCATTCATTGTTTGACAGAAAACTTCAAGACACAGCACAGTTCATAAACAAATATGTAACTGATTATAATCAGTTGCCAACATATGACATTGTTAATAAATCTTGTAGTGTTGATCTGAAACAAACTGAACAACTTACAGAAGAACATTTCGACTGGTTACTAAATGACTTTGAAACTTTTGTTAGACATAAAAGTTTAGAAAGAGCAATATTGAAATCTGCTGATATGCTTGAAAAAGGTGAATATGGTCCGGTTGAAGATTTGGTTAAAAAGGCAGTGCAGATTGGATTACACAAAGATATAGGAACAGATTACTTTGCAGATCCTAAAGCAAGACTAATGGGATTGAAAAATCAAAATGGTCAAGTCAGCACAGGTTGGGCAACACTAGATAAAAGATTGTTTGGTGGATTTAACAAAGGTGAACTGAATATTTTTGCAGGAGGATCAGGTGCAGGTAAGTCTTTGTTTCTTGCAAACTTAGGTTGTAACTGGGTGTTGAATGGCATGAACGTTGCATACATTACTTTTGAATTGAGCGAACCACTTGTAAGTATGAGGGTGGATTCGATGTTGACAGATGTTCCAACAAAAGAAATATTTAAAGACTTAGATGGCGTAGAAATGAAAGTTAAATTACTTGGTAAAAAATCAGGTAAGTTCCAAATAAAATATATGCCAAGTGGTAAAACTACAAATGATTTGAGAAGTTATATTAAAGAATATGAAATTAAAACAGGAACAAAACTAGATGTTGTACTAGTTGATTATTTAGATTTGATGATGCCCATGAACAAAAAAGTAAGTCCAAGTGATTTATTTGTTAAAGATAAATTTGTTTCAGAAGAATTAAGAAACTTGGCTATGGAATTAAATGTAATATTTGTAACAGCATCACAGTTAAACAGAGGTGCAGTAGAAGAAATAGAGTTTGATCATTCGCACATAGCAGGTGGTTTAAGTAAAATACAAACTGCTGACAACGTGTTTGGTATATTCACAAGTAGAGCAATGAGAGAACGTGGTAGATATCAAATACAATTAATGAAAACAAGAAGTTCTAGCGGTGTTGGTATGAAAATTGATTTAGAATTTGATGTGGACAGTTTGCGTATTAGAGACTTAGGCGATGATGCAGAATATCAAGAGTTTGACAAACGTAAAAGTACAATCTATAATTCATTAAAACAAACTTCCACAATCACTGAAGACGCATCTGCTCCAAAAGAAATTACTCCACCAGATCCAAGAAAAGGTGACACAGTAGGCAGAGTGAACACTGACAACACAGATCAGACTAAATTAAGGGACTTCTTAAAGAACCTTGATGAAAATGAATAAAACATATTCAAGAGTAGTTGTTCCAAAAGATTTAGATACAGGAACGTCAACTGAAACTTCAACATGGATTGCAAAAAATATTTCACGTAAATTTTATTTGCCTATGGTTGTAAGTGCAGATGCTGATATTACAAAAGATGATTTGGTCATACTTGGCGGGGTTGGTGGACATGAAGATCCAAGGATACATCAAAAATTAGAAGCCAAAGGAATAGATTATATTAACGTTGAAAAAGGTTATTGTAATTGGTGGAAGCCAAAGTTTTGGCGGGTTTGCTTTAATGAAAATCAAGTGACTAAAATCAAACAAGGATTTGATAATGCACGGTTCAATAAATTTAATATGCCAATTAAAAAATGGCAAAAGGGTGAGCAAGTGTACATTGTTGCTCCTAGTCAAAATGGATTAGACTTTTATGGAATTAAAAAGTCTGTTGACGAATGGATAGCCGAAGTTGAAACTGAAGTTAAGAAATACACTAATAGACCTATAAAAATAAGAAAAAAAGGAAACAAGAAATCTAGAGGTTCACGAGGTTTTTGTGATTCTTTGGACAACATATATTGCGTTATTAGTTTACACACCATGGCTGTAACAGAAGCATTAAGAGAAGGAGTGCCTGTGATATCTTTAGTTCCGGGTGTGTTAAAAGATTATAGTGTAGACAGTATTTCAAAAATAAATGATTTATATTATCCTTCAGGTCTAGAAAGACAAAAAGTTTTTAATTGTTTAACTAGTATTCAGTGGAGTTCTGAAGAACTAGGTGATGGCACATTCCTTGCACCTTTCATGGCATATTACGGCTTGACCATTTTACCAAAATCATAAATCCAATAAGTTTCTAAACATAAATATTGTTTTAGGCAAAGAGGCAAACAATGAAAGATTTAGAAAATATACAAAGGCTCACTGAACGTTTTAAAAGGCAAATGCCCAACGGTGAAGTGTACCAACAAAGACTCGCAGAAGAATTTGAATTAATATTAAAACAAAGA